ATTATACTGATGCATATGTTTGTTTTAGGGATATAATGTATCGCAAAGCTTCAGGCCTTTTGAGTGGTCATCCTGGCACTCTAATGGAGAACTCTGAAATACATTATATGATCTTGAATTTGATTGCTTATCGCATATTGAAAAGATATCAACCTCAATGGGCTAATATTCATTTTATTTATGAACATGTAAGATGTATTCTAGCAGCAGATGATGTACTGATAGCAGTATCACCTCTAGCTAGGAACTTTATTACATGTGAAAGAATTGTAGAAGAGTATAACTTATTAGGATTTGAGATAACATCAGCAGATAAGAAATCAGAAATCAAACCAAAAACAATAGAACAAGTTCAGTTTTTAAAGAATAGTTTTAATAACGTGGAGGGTATTTATTATCCAAAACCCAATATGTCTATAATTATTCAATTATTTAGCTGGTATAGAGAGGACAGTGCTTTAAGTCCTCAGGAACAGATGCAAATCAATAGAGAAAATGCATTTGCACAATTATGGTGGAGGGGAAAAGAAGATTACGAGAGGATTCGAGCAGAATTTAATATTATTAATATAAAACGTAATTATCAATGGTCACTTGATTATGAACAGATGGCGTCTTTACTAGAACAACAAATTTTAGACAAAGAGTATATATCAAGAACCCCCAATAGCACAATGGATGATGGAGAAGAAATATTAGACGAGATTTTATTTAATTAAGATGGATTTTTACAAGTTTATACAGGAAATAATCTTAATTTTTAACCACAGAGTAATTTTAATTAAATTTTTTAGTTTATCTAATATCTTAATCACCAAAACAATTTACAAACGATCAATCGATTTTTCAATTTTTATTAAACTTTTATGTGACAGTAACAGTAACGTAACGTATACAATAATCGATGTTTGTAATACTGTATATTTAAATTTTATATCATTATCACATTTAAAACAACAGAAAAATCATTATTATATATTAATCAATGACTTTGTAAGCTTACCTTGTGAGCGAGTCAATATTAAGGGCGAAAGCACAACCTATATTGGACGGTTATGGTTAGAATCCATACAAGAAGAACTCACAGTGGGAAACTTTCTAGATGTTTTTGTCACAACATCTATCATTTATTCATATTTTATTTTGATGGTGAAGCG